AAAAGTAAATGAATCTGCTCCATTCCCATCTTTACCACTTGTGACGATATAATTTGTAGTAATAACTGAGGAGTTTTCAAGTTTTTTACCAAATATTCCATCTCCAAAAAGAAGTTGATACTTTTCGTCTTGAACTTCTTGCACTAAAAAGATTTCTGAACTTGAATTGACATTGAAAATATTATCAACCAAAGAATATAATGATCCAAGACCACTATCACTTAAACCTTTCACATATACTCTAATTGTTGAAGTATCAATGAAAGGGTTATCAAGAACAAATTTTTGATCTAATGATGCATCAACTGTAAATTTTTTAGTTAAAAATGTCCCTTCTCTAATCGTAATATTATCAAATGTTGCAACTCCATTTACAACAGGAACTGTGATACTTTGTGGAATTGAAAATACATATGAAGATCCTCTCACGAGACCTGTGCATACTAATCCAGGTTGTAAAGTAACAGAAGAAGTATATACTGGAGTGCCGTCTTGTAGTGTTTGATCTGGATCTACAGTTATACTAAATGATACTATTGCACTAGCAGCATTTCTAGAATAAGGAACATATCCAATATTTCTGGCAAGTGAAACAACATTTTCCCTTACAGTTGCAGAATCCAAAAAGGATTCATTTACAACCATATTAGAGTTAAATGCTGTAATGTAGGTATTATACGCTAATGTGTCAATTAAAACAGAAAAATTTGATCCTTCAAAATCAAAGTCCGTAAATGTTGAGTTGGCACGGAGATAATCTTTGATTGAAGTTTTTATCTGATCAAAATCTAAATTTGTAAATTGAGTAAAAGGCATTTTATCTTGTTGCCTCTAATATGAATGAAAATTGCTGTACTGGAGTTTCTTGACCAATAATTTCGAACGTAATTGTAACTTCAAATTCGTTTAAATCTGGAATTGGATCAACTTGAACAATCACATTTGTAACTCTTGGTTCATAATTATTAATAACTTCAATAATTTGATCTTGAACAGTAGAAGCAGTTGCATAATCAACAAAATCAAATAAACTGCTTCTTACATTTGATCCCAAATTTGGATTAAAAAATCTTTCATTGGGAATTGTTTCTACAAGATTGCGAACAGAACGAATAATTGCACGCTGATTAATCAAAACTGGCAGATCTTTTGTCACAGGATGTGGATCAAAAGACAGACTAATATCCTTAAATGATCTAGATATTCGAGTTACTGCCATTGAGTATAAAATTTCTTGGATTATTTATGCTCATTTCCAAGAAGAACCATAGTTAGGTTCTGTTCCATACTCCCAATCATCATAATCATCATCATTTCGAATTTTTTCATGCAACTCTTGTTGTTTTTTTAAGTCATGCTTTGGTGCTAGATCATGCATCACTTCCTGAATGACTCTTTTTGGTGGATTTCCATCGTAATCAGTAATTAAACGACGAGTTCCCCACATTTCTCTCATATAATTTGAATCTCGATCTACGGGTAAATTAGACATTTGTGCTCCTGTTTTTGTTAAAAACAGAACTTTTATGAAGGAGGTTCCTATCTCCTTACTTATATTTAACGATGAACCTCTCTTAAGTTATAATTATCTGAATCTAGGTATTTGAGTATTTCTAAAGCAATTAATTTTGGATTTCCTTCACCACATGTATAAACATCGATGGCAATACAACCTTCTTCAGGCCAAGTGTGACAAGAAACGTGACTTTCTTCAAGAGCAATGACGATAGTGCATCCCTGAGGATTAAAACAATGTGAAAAAATGTTCAAAATTGTCATTTTTGCACGTTTTATTCCCCTTTCCATGACTTCTTGAAGAGATGTTGAGTCATTAAGAAGGGAAAAATTGACATTATATACCTCTAAAAGGAGGTGTTTACCCATCGAAAATCTGTCCAATTCAGTTTTGTGCAAAAAATCTATTTATTTGACCCAAAAACCGACTCTATCGTAACTTTTTGATTCGATAAATCGATATCCTTCATAATTTTCTTCTATTTTTTTATTCCAAACCGGAATTGCAATTGAATTATTATATCTAAAGTTTGGATTTCTACGAAATTGCACTTCAATAAGTTTACCACCAATGTATTCGCAGTTAATCCAATCATAATTTCCAACCAAATTTTTTAAAATGACGGGAAAATCTAATTTTCTATTCACTTTTTCCCATTTTTTCCACTTGTAAATCGGATCTTCATGATCCCGAGTGCCTAATATTGTCAATTTTTGTTCTTGCTTATAATAATCAACACTTAAATGCTCACCTTCGAAGATTTCACACCAAAATTCAGAAGGATGAAAGTCATCAGTTGTTTTTTCTATCCATTCTTTACGTGCAAAGCGACTCATTCCAAATAAATTGAAGGAAGGTCTCACAATATAAAAGTCGGGTTTAGGAACTGTAGTCCCAGAAGGACCACAGATATAACCTAAACGCCGACTTAGAAACAATTTATTATAAACCCATAAATCTTCAGAATGCATATGATTCCATTCATCATCACACTCTAAAAGATACATTATCCTTTTCCCTGACCCCTATACTTTTTACGAGCCGAATTACGAGAAGTCGCAGCATACTTGGTATGAGACCCATCACCCTGTCTTGTATTCTTTGGTTTAGATTCAATGATCTTACTACCACTCAAAGATTTTTTAATTGCCATAAGTTATTCTCCAATAATTTCAGTTTCAAGATCTTCAGGTCGTGGAGAACCTGTCTGATAATATTCGATCGACAGATCCTCCATAATGTTGAAATATTCTTCTTCAGAAAGATTTGAATAAATTTTTCTTCCTTTACAAAGAATATTGTAAGTGTCTGTTTTCATCTCAAATGATTCTTGTTTTTTCGTGACCAACGCGAATGCGAGGATCGCACCAAATTTCAAATCCTGCTTCTTTTGCATCCAAACAGAATGATACATCCTCTCCACACATGTCCTGAACCTCTCCAGACTCGAAGACTTGCATCTTGGGGGCAAACCATGGATACTTCATTTCAGAGTGCTCAAAGACGCCGTGTTTGATGAGTAACCAACCAAATCCTGCATAATCCACAGTGAATGGTTTACGACGCTTAGAGATGCTTTCAACGGTCTCATGATTCATTACACCACCATTGTTGCGGAAGTCATCTTCTTCCATCCAATGGGCAACTGAAGTCGTATGTCCGTCTTCTGTTGCATACCAACCTGAGGCAATGTCTTTGTCCATGAGAACAAGCTGCCAAAACTTTTCAGTGTTGAACACAATATCAGAATCAATCCAAAGTTGCCAATCGTATTGTAGTTTGCCGTCCCAAGGAATTTGATTTGGACCACGAAGAACATTTGCCCCAAGACACTTGCATCGGGCAAAGTTCACCATAGAACTATAGTCTTGTGAGATTTGAATGCTTGCACCACTCTGCACTAAATCAAAACAAAGTTGCACAAAGTTTTTAAGATAAGTGTATGAAACACCACGACCAGGAAGACAAAAAACAATAGACTTTCCTCTGACCATTTCTCTTGCCAGATTATAATCCCATTCTTCTGTTGCTGGTTTTTGTGTAACGGGCGATTTTGCTTTTACGGTAAATCCTTTTGCCATAATTGAAATAATTTACTTTCAGATCATACTCTATTATGTATCGTTTGTCAATCATTCTCCCTTTCAGAAAGAATGACTTCATCCCCATCAAGAGTAAAACAAATCTCAGTATCTTCATACCATGAGAGTTCATTCATAATTTGCTCTGGGATTTTAATAAAGTAATCCCCACTGATTGGATCGACCTCTATGGGTTCAAAAATATCTCCGGAATTTTTTTCCATTGCTATAAATTTAAGTTTCGATTTTATATATGAGTCCATCTATTATTTTCGGATAATTTTTTTCTATATTCTGCATCCCTTTCCCAAGAACTCATATTTTCAAATCTTGATGACCATTTGAGATTGTTTATAGAATTATTCTTTTTATTTCTATCAATATGATCAATTTCTTTAAAATTATTTGGATTTGGTATTAAAGTTTCTGCTATGAGACGATGTGTATAGTATTTAATTTGTTTGATAAATTTCCCATGATCATTTTTTATTGATATATTCACTGCCATATATCTGTCATCTGGATTTGATCCTCCCCTTGGATGTTGATTTACTTCTCTTAAAATATCTTTCTTTCCGGTATACCTATTAAATTCTGTCCATACTTTCCCATCCTCGGAAATATAATATCCGTTAAATTTTGTTGGAAATAATTTCATAATTTTTTTTAACTATTATATCAAATTTTTTTGGGAAAAATTTTTTTATTTGAGTTTTATATTTATCTCTCGATCTGGGTCAGTTATAGATTAGGGTAGTTATGCGTTTTTATTTTACCCCCCATCCGCCAATTTTAACTGTCAAACACGAACGAACGATTAGGGCGGCAGAGTATAAAGAACTGCCGCCCACTAACTAACAAGAACCTCAGATAAGTTCGCTCACAATTTCATCACCTGCCAGCGTATAAGGGTCGCCGTCAATATAATCAACATACTCAAATGATGGGCAGACTGACCACGTTTCAGTCTCAATGAAGTGATTAAGTGCAAACTGAGCGAACTTAATTGCACCTTGATTGTTATGGAATTGTCCCAAACAATAGTGCATTGTTTGATTGTAACCCTGCGGATCTTGCTGATCTACAGTTACAAACAGAACGCCCAATCTGCGCCCATCGTTAACATCGAACGAAACATCGTAGCGGTAACCGTCTACAGTGTAGAAGGTAACTTCCTGACTGTAAATATAACCCAGTTCAGGAATCTCATTGTCACGTGTTGCAGACCATTCCAGAGTGTAGCGGGAAAGTGTAGCGGTCATGATTAGATTGCGGTGTGGTTAGGGTGAAATAAGGGGGGAGAATTGTCCCCCCCGTTTGTATCACTTAGCGTAGGTAACTTTCAGCACTTGTTTAGTTTCAACGCCAGCGATTCCACACTTGCGCTCTAGTTCGCGCTCTGCCTTTAATTGAATCTCAAGCGTGGTAACATTGTGAGAATAAGTATAAGAATTGGAATCGCTAAGTGTAACCAAACCCCACACAGATCGGTGAGACTTAACATTAGCGGCAGACATAATGCCTGCAATTTCACCACGAAGGCGCTTAGATTCTGCCTCGCATTCTTTTAACTTAGCGTCAGCAGTTGCCAGTGCGCCCATAAGGTGCTCGACGGTATCGGTGACAATAGCGGCGGGCAGATCGTAGGTTGCCATTGGTTCAGGGGCGGATCGGGTGAAAGGTCGTTTCCGATCCGTTGAAACAACATTAACCGATCGGCGCCAATCCCACAAGCATCAAACGGTAGCAACGGATACCAAAATCCAAACTCATCTCATAAGAGATTCTGATGGGTCAGATCTTGACGGATCGGGCGCTGGCATGGTATCTGCTGCAGCGATTGAATGTTAATTAGAATCAAACAACGATTGCAAAGTATAAAGAATTACTGTCCTTTGAGGATTGATTGTGATTAGAATTAACCACACCACTGACTATAAGAATCACAATCAATCCTGAAAAGAAAGTATAAAGAATTACAAACTCGAAAAGTATAAAGAATTAAGAACTAGGTGTGATTCATTCTTAATTCTTTATACTCTCATCTTACACTTTATTCTTTATACTAATTCTGCAGGACTTCCGCATGATTGATAGAATCGAATCATTCTTTCTGCCTCATCTTTTGTAGTGAAAGATTGTGTTCTCCATTCACAATTGTTATAAGGTGTTTGATACTTGATTGTGAAACCAATTGAATTGATTTGTTTTGAATTGTTATTCATGATGATGTGAATTTAGATGTGAATGTGTGTGCATTCTCGACGAGATTATGTGAGATGATTGTGTGCGTCTCGTCGAGAGTATTGTGTGCGCTCTCGACTAGATTTTATGTTGCAACACAATCAATAGAGGTGAAACATTCTACCCATTCTGCATCAGGATACATGAACGCAACTGCATCATCTGTGAATGAAGTTATGTCACCTTCATAAGCACAATAAGATGTTTTCTCTTCACAATAATCGTCACATTGTGCATCTTCCCATTCAAGTTCATTCCAATAAAGTTCACCATTTTCTACATCTTCATTCAATTGATTGAACTTTTCGCGGGAAACTACAATTTCCTCAATTAGAGTACGATAACGAACCAATGTAACAAGTTCATCATTGGTTGCAGCATCATAATTCCACCCAAAGTTTTCTGCAATTTGTGGGGGAACTTCAGAGAGTTTGATTGTCATTGTAAATAATTTGAGAGGATTTAGAGAAAGGGGGGGGAGGTGAATCCCCCCGTATTGTATCAACCGATCATGGCGGCGATCAACCGGTCACGCTTGCGGATGCGCTTCGGATAGATGAACCACAGATCCCGCTTGCCGTTGCTGGTGCGGATGGCGTCTAGGGTTCCCTCGCGCTCCATTTCGACCATGAGAGCGTGAATGGTGCCCTTATGCTTGGCGGGATTGAGACCCATACCCTTGACGATCTGAGAGCAGGTCTGAGGACCGTTTTGAATCAGGGTGGCGCGGACTGAGGCGCGGATGATGGTGCGGAAGTTCATCGGAGTGGTGTGGTGAACTGAAGGTAGTATGAACGCAAACGGCACCAGAGTCAAGAGGTTTGACCATAAGCATTGCTGATCAGTCAAAGGGTCGCAGGGGGGATCCGATGCTGTAGGATAAGGGGACAATCGGCACCAACGGCAGCAGGGTCGCTGCCTGATCAAAGGTCGCCACCGAACCAGCCATAAAATAATGCCCCGCAAAGTATAAAGAAAGGGGGCGGATGTTGCCCCCTTAAGTATCATCAACCTACGATCTGGTTGACTGTATTTTTAGCAGTCCCATGAGCAGGGAAAGCTATAATGAACTCCCGGTCGGATTGTTGACACAAACCGCATGATGCACAGTTAACTTTACCCTTGTGAATCTTAGCAGGGCAAACAATCACTTTGCGACCGCTTTCAGTGTGAAAGAATCGGCGGGATTCTGTGCTGGGGATGACAGCAACTGCAGGGATGTTATGCTCTGTCATCACTTTATCAGCAACTTCTACAGACTCTGTAGATGCTGCAATTGTGAACCCGTTAGCGTTAGCGTTCTTGATCACTTGCAGGTTGTGACTGTTAAGAACATGATGGGTAAAGGTAAACCCTTTCTTGCCACGATTCGCCCGCACAAGTGAATCAACCTTAGATGAATCAATGTCGCCAAAGGTATGCGGAAGATCGCCAGTTACATTGTGCCGCCATAACGTAGCAGGGGCAAATTTGCGGACCTTTGAGATGAATTCATCCCATGAAACCCCGCGATTGTGATTAGAAACCTCCCGCCAATGAACACCAGCAAGGTGATATTTTCCGTAGCATCCTTTCTCAAAGAATGCACAAGTGGTAGGGCAGGATTCCCGTTCTGTGACAGTGGTCGGGATCGGTCCCGTCTGGCAGTTGCTGCTAATAGGGGTGAGGGCGACTTGCACTGGTGGTGTGGTGCGGTTGACTTGTTAATCATACAGGCACGGGAGGCAGGATGGCGCCCCCCGCTGTGCCACTTCACAAATTGTCACCAGAGACCTTCTGTCATCAAACGCTGCACAAATGCGTTGGCAATTGCTCCACAATGGGGGCAAATTGTGGCATACTTAATCTCACTTTTCAGAGAATACTTTGCAGATTCATTCATGTATTTGCCAAACTTAAAACGATACACTGCGCTGATAGTTTTGAGCAGTTGGCGATGCTCAATGTTGCCAGCGACTTTACTATACATTCCGATGAAATTGCGGAAGTCTGGGAAGTATGCTTTAGCACAATTCTCCAGTTTGTTAATCACTTGCTCCGCCAATTCTTGACCCAAATGGGGGGTCAATTCTTTAATTGCAAATTGATTGAATGGCAGCAATTCTTCCTCCAAAGTAGGAGAAACTGGTTGCGTCAGAGTGTTAGAAACCATGCCCAAGATTTGAGCAATGTCATTCATTTGCCCTTCAACTTGATTGCCGTTGATAACAACTTGAATGGTGGTCATGAGTCTGGTGGGGTGGTCGGCGTCAGTGGTGCGCCGTTGGGGGAATCATGCCCCACCAGAACCGACCCACACCAGCGACCTTGTGCCACCTTGCCAACTGTCACAACAGCAGGGTTCTAGGGTCTGCTGTGCTGTATCTTATAAGGACAACAAGCACCAACGGGGGAAGGGTATCCCTACTGAACAATCCATCGCCACCGCCCCTGCAAAAAAATAATACAGTAACGTTATATTAAAAAAGAGGGTCAGGCACCACCCCGACCCTTGACATTCACCCACACCATGCTAGAATTATGGATTATCTTCTCTGTTGGGTAACTTTATTTCAGAGAGGCAAACCCTTTCCTCTTTGTTCTTATCGTATCATCCAATCAGGGTCATTGTCAAGTGTCACCCAGAAGTGATTCTTTCCATTGATAGATGTAAGAAACACCTTGTTGCCCATGTGTTGCTCAATGATGCAGGTTTCGATCTTATCCATAAGATTGGCGAAACGATTCTTCGCTTTCTTCGAGATGGGAGTTACAGATGCTGTTTGCATGATGTGCTCGTCGAGATGTGCATAATCTAGTTGATGTGCTTGTGCTCGTCGAGAGTGAATGTGCCAGAAGAATAACTGGCACATCTCGTCGAGTTTCAGAATGAGATCTCGTCTAGGGTTGGAACATTATCTTGACTAGATTCACCACTGTCCATCCCATCACACAGTGCATCAAGAATCGAAAGGATGTCGTTGCCATTGTTACCTAGACGAAGTTGAGCGATCAGAAGTTCTTTAGTCATTGTGCAGATTCCTCCAGCAGTTCAGGATAATACTCTTCACATTCAGTGATCAATTCTTCATCAGAATACTTTGCATAACCCTCATCCAGATAATCATAACAAAGTTGAGTCATTGTCTTGAGATCCATGTCATCCAGCAGTTGCAGAATGAAGGCATCTTGAAGTTCAGAACGGTTCATTTGTTTAGGAGTTGAGTGAAGTTGTCAACGACAATTTGGCAGGCAAGAGACTGAACTTCGTCCAGGTAATCTACCTCACCGAACTGTGATTCTAACAGGCAGATCAGGTCGTTTTGGATTTGTTCACGAACTGAAATAATGTCAGTTTCAGTCATCAGAGGTGTCTCAGGAACAAATGTAGTATGGCAGGGATCTCATGAGAACACAAGACCCCTTGTGACAGTTCAGTAACCGTTCAGGAAGTCCGCCAGCGCCTCCTGATACTCTTCTTCAGTCTCAAAGGTCCGCAGACCTATGGTAAGGGGAAACACACGCTTTGGAGCGGCAGCAGTGGGCAGATCACGACCCTTGTCAAGGATCTGTTGAGCATAAGGATTGGGATGAGTCATTTGCGGAGAGGTGAGTTCCAGTAACGAGTGTATGCTACCACCAGGATGATGCCGGTGGAGATGATGCCAACCAGTCCTAGAACTGTCACAGCATCACCAGAGAAAGAATAAGTGTCAGGAGTCATTTGTGTTTCCGATGATAGTATGAAGAACGTGGGTCAGGATCATAAAGACCAACACCATCGCGGTCTTCAAGATACCAAAGAAGAGAAAAGGTGGAGAGAATCACTCCACCCAGAATAGCAGTAATCATCACCCAGAAGTAGAATAGGTGAGCATGTCGCAGAGTTTGTTGTGGAGAGGTTCAATGTCGAATCCCCACACTTCTTTTACTTCATCCCAATCATCATGAAAGTCGATGAGAGTGAGAAGGTTCTGAATGTCGTCAGGAGTGAGTGTCATCAGAAGTCCCAGTTAGAGTTCAGAAATGCGTTCCAAGTACGCTCATCATTGTCATCATCATCCCGTAGTTCAGGGATGTCCCAGATCTCACCGGGAGCATCAGCAATTTCGATCCAGAGAGTGTCTTCCATGTGTTTGGGTGTGTGTGGTTGACTTTATAAGTATAGGGGCATCACAGGCGATTCTGGATGCCCCTGTGACAGTTCTTATGCTGTCACATAGTTCGGAATCTCCACACGCTCCACAGGCGCTTTATAATTCATCTTGAATGCCTTCCAGTTATCATTCAGATCGAAGAGGTAAGCATACTCTTCGCCACCAAGATTACCAGAAACAAACTCATCGAACGAAGTGTGTTCAATAGAGATCTCTTCACCACGTTCTGTGTGATACAGTGGTTGTGGGTCACGATCATTCTCACTCATGAGATTGCCTTCTTCATCATGAATGTACTCTCCATTCTCATCACGAAGAATAGCATTTGATTCCCATGTGTTACGGGTGCGAAGACATGACATCGACCCACCATCAATGAGTTCTTGCACATCTTCACGGTTCTGATAATGTTGAATCAGAATCCTACCATTGTGTTCTACATAACCGTCCCAATGACAGTAGACAGAAACAACAGTGTGGTCAGGCATTTCGATGCCAATACGTGAGCGGGTTCCCATGGTGTTGTTGGGGTGTGTGGTTGACTTGTTCAGTATAGGGGCACTCTAGGGTCTTCTAGGTGCCCCTGTGCCAGTTCAGTAACTGCACATAGCGTCTTCCAGTTCGGTGATCAGACCGTCAAAGTCCTCACTCGCAGGAAGCACAGTGATCAGGGTGTTGACCAGATCAGCACCATACTCTTCGCGGAGTTCATTCAGATACTCTTTGCGGTTTGCGTAACCGTTGTCAGTGTAGATGGACATGGGGTGTTCAGGGGTGTGTGTTGAACGAGTTCAGTATGGCATGAGGTCACGGAGTCCCGCAACCTCCCTTGTGCCAGTTGTCAGAGTGTCCTACCAGTCTGCTCAACCTCATGCTCAATCATCCGAATTGCCCACAAAGCATTCTCTTCCTCAGACAGAGCAGGGAAATTGTCTTTATAGGACTTGAGAATCATAGCAATGATGTCAAGAGCACTGTAGTCAGTTCGGTTGATCAGTTCCATGTGATGTGTGTCGAACAGAACAAATATAAGTCAGAACAGATCCAATTGCACCCAGTCTTGTGCCAGTGGTTGATCTGTCACAAGCATCCGAATCCGTTCGATCTGATCTGTGTTCTCACGCACAGGAGTCCCGTCGTCGGTGTTGAAGAAATTATAACAGTCGATTAATGTATGATATAATGTTCCGTCTTGTGTATAATAGACGGTTTGATTCTCAATAAAGCATTTCATAAGGGTCTAATGAATTCACTTGCACATTTACATTCTCATCGCCTTCTAATTGTAGAAGATCTCTCCAATTCATATTGCGGACATCGAGATCATCATAACACTCAATATTGAGCGTGATCTGCACCCGTTGCTTTTGTGCTAGCATAAGACTCTCGTTGTGAATGTGTCTAGATTCTATCATGCATAGTGTCGATAAGCAAGCGATTCATAATCTTGCCCATCTCGTGCATAATCCTCGTCGAGATCTTGTGTATAATGCTCGTCGAGATCTGCATAATCATTGGTGTATGTATAGTCGAAATCGTAATCGTCGTACATAACTCGTCGAGATTTTGTGAGGTGACTTATGTATTATAGCATAATGCTCGTCGAGATGCAAGTGCTGCAGGTCTCGTCGAGATTCATAATGTTTATATATGCAAGTCTTATGCGTTTTTTGTGTGGGTTTAGGGATCCTTATGGGTCTGGGGGTTGACAAACTGCGATTCTTATGCTACGCTCGCTCTACTTGCTTAAGGATTGGACATTTATAAGCATTTAGAGAGTATTATAAGATTATAAGACACCTTATGCTAATGATTCTCAATTGCAATAACCTAATGATTCTCAATAATATACACCTTATTGAGAATGTTACAAAACGCACACATATATTTTTTAATATATTAATTTAATTAATTACTATTATAAATTCCAACTCTTTTACGTGAAAATTCAACATAATCATCATCAATCTCATAACCAATATAATTCCAATTTAAATTAATCGCTGCGACTGCGGTAGTGCCTGTTCCCATAAAAGGATCTAGAACAATTCCATTTTCAACACCAGTCAGTTTTAAACAATCTTCTACAAGTTTGACTGGAAATGTAGCAGGATGTTTTCCTCTCAGTTCCTTACTATTAATTGTCTCATAAGGAATAAACCAAACATTACCTTTATCTCTACAATTAGGTTTTGTATCTACAGTATTCTTTCCACGTATATTTGCTTCATAATACTCGTAAGGAACTCCAACAGCAAGACGATCTATTGTAACTGTTCCGGTTTTGGTAAAATGAAACAAATGCTCCCATGTTGGACATAAAAACCTTTTACTATTAATTGGTTTAAAATGTCCACTTGTCTTTTGATTTACATGTATAGACTTAATCCATTGAATATGATTCTGTAAAGTCCAGGTATCTCTTAATGCAAAAGCAACTTCCATTCCAACGTATGGATCTACATTAGAATATCCCATATTAATAAACATATTCCCATCATCTTTTAGAACACGTTTACATTCAGTAAAGATTGAAACCAACCAATTCAGATAATCTTGCTTTGGTTGATTATCTGAATATTGATTATATTTAATATTCAGATTATACGGAGGAGATGTAACAATTGCATCAATTGAATTTGACTTGAGTTCTTTAATCCCAATGAGACAGTCTTGCAAATAAAACATTACGATCCTTGAATGGTATACTTCCTTTAGAATATTTTAGCAGATCAGAACCTTTTTTGTAAACAACTCTTACTTGAGGAAAATCAACAATATCGCAGAAGATATAAACCATATCAACAGCATGTTTCCACAACTTCTCTTCATTTACAGAACGTCCTTGCCCTTGCATATTACTTCGGCAGAATTTTGCTCCACGTTTTGTGAAACACTTGGCATCATATTTTTGAAATACAGTATCAACGTGATCATAACCTCTACCATCTACAAAAGTTAAATCTGGAAACCACAATTCTAACTGACGTTCAAGGAATGGTGATGCTGCACGACCATCCTTGAACAATTGGTTAACAACAGACTGTGATAATGTTTCAAAAGATGCAGAACATGAAAAAATATATACACGATCAAGTTCAATGTTCATTTTCGGTCATGAGAGATGTGTGACTACCTTTGCATTATAAGACTATTGTTGGGAGAATGGAGTGTATGATGTGACAGTTGATCAGGTGTCTACTTGACATCACCACCAACTGCACCGATCATTCCTCTGACTCTTCCAGTTGGATCTAATCCCTGAACTCTTCTACCAAATGTTTTCTGATACATCTTTGCTCTCTTATCAATTCCTAATTGTGGATTTTCTCCTTTTCTCATTGGTGATGGATTTCCACTAATCACATCACCTGGATTTGCACCTGCTTTTTTCAAATTTTTTGCAAGATCTTTTTGTGCCTGAACAAAGTTTCGACCAACTTTCATTGAATACTTATCCAATTCTCCCTTATAACCATAATCATCTCTGCGTGGAAGAAAATCAACCTTATGAACTGGATTTCTTTCTTGACCTCCAGATCTCACAATACGACGGCGAAGTTCTCTCATATTGCTTGCAATTCGATCTGTTGAAGGAACTCTTCGAACCGCAGTTTTATTTGCCTTTGCAACATAGTCTGGTCTTTTTGTTCCACTAGATAATGCTGCTGCTTTTCTTCCTGATGGTATCGTTTCAATCTGAGTATCCACCTGAGTATTATGTCTCGGATGTTTAAATCCATCAGGATACTTATCTATCGGATAAGTCGTATAATCTTTGTTTGGTGCATTAAAATCTACACGATTCTTATTTCCACCACCACTGAATCCTGCTTTCTTTGCAGCAGATCTTGCAATGGTAATATTACGATCTCTTGGAGCGGCACCTGATATTACGGTTCTTTCCTTATTTCCCCAATATGCAACTTGTCTTTTGTATTCTTTTTGTTTTACTGGATCAAAGAACTTTGATTTAGGATCAATTTGTGATTTTTTGATTTGCTTTTCACCAACACTTTTCCAGGTTTCTCCTCTTTCAGCACGAGTCATTGTGGCACGTGGAGTTGCAGTTCTAGTTGCTCTTGCCGCTGATGTGACTCTTCTACCACCATCTGCAGTTCTTGCAGTTCTACCCGCTCTAGATGCTGCCTTGAGTAATTTTAATGCACCTCTTGCAATAGCAGCACTTTCATTAAACTCTTGAAATGACTTCATTGCATTGTCCCGACAAGAGTATGAGTCACAGGATTCATTTTTGACATTCTTGATCCAGCAATCTTCTTATAAAGTTTCTCTTCCCATTACTTTATTTGTTTCACCTGGCATCACTGCTCCTGGATGACCAGTAACCTTAGATCCTGGTTTGACTCCAGATTGCCAAAGTTTATCAGGAATATCTTTTAATGTTTGAACAAATTCTTTACCTCTTCCAATCAAATCTTCAGGATCATTTTTACGATAGTAATCAGATCTTGTTCCGACTTCAAGATCTGCAACTTGTTTGGGAGTTCTTGTTCCTCCCATTTGTCCCTTCAATTGTTTTAAGAAAAATGCTCTTTTTGCAGTTGGTCTTGCTGTTTTTTTAGGATCACCTACCACATCACGCTCATATCCAACTTTGTTTGGCAACTGTCTTTGTGCATAAGTTGCCTGATTCTTATGTCTGGATACAGTTGTGCTGTATAATGAACCTCTATCATGAAAGGTATTTACCTTTGGATCAGTAGTTCCATCAAAATTAAATCTTGATTTAATGTCTTGTTTATTTGCTCTAAATCCTGCTTTTTTAAATGCAGCAAGATCAGAGTTTGTATCCCGATAATCGTTATTGGTGAAAGATTTGAATTTAGGAGGTCCTTTAGGTGCAACTGCTCTTGAAGTAGCGGTTCTTGCCGCTCTTGCCGCTGATGTGACTCTTCTACCACCATCTGCAGTTCTAACTGCTCTTCCTGCTCTCGCTGCAGATCTAAGAAGTCCTAATGCACCCCTAGCAATTGCTGCACTCTCTTGAAATTCCTGAAACGTTTTCATTAAAGGATGATGTTTTCAAATATTTAGTGAATGGATTGACTCCAGTTCTCATTGTTTTTTCAAAAGCAATCTTACCCGGATTGACTGGATTTAATTGAACATAGAGTTCTGATGGCACATATCCAAAATAGGATTGTAACCAAGGACATAACCAAACTTTTTCAAACAAAACCATATCCAAATAATTAGAACCTTCATCATTAGTGGATTCTAATTGAAGAACTGTGGTAGAGTTCTCAAAATCTTCTGTATCTACAATAATTTGAATTTGATCATTTATTTTTGGATTACGATTCATATCAATACGAAAATATTCATCCAAAACTAATTCAGTTCCATTGCATAATGGTTCTTCAATCGTATTTTCATGTTCATGGTCAAATGTCCAATCACCGAATTCAGTTTTGTGAGCAATAATTTGGAGACTCATGTTATTTTAATTTGGAAGATCCTTTTGCAACATATATGCTAACTTTCTTTCCTTGTTAACCTGAGAAGGAGAAGGAACATTATATTTTCTTCGATTTCTTTCTCTCACATAGTTCGCATAATTGCCAGTGCCAGCGTCTTCTTGAAACTGTGAGAACGTCTTCATTTTTTATTGTTATTTAGAAAATTGGCATATGAGAATACCCTACGATTGACCAGTTTATAAGTTCCAAATTTGTTGGACATCACATATCCTTCAGCATCAATTCTCTCATGGTTGAGATAGGCAGCAGGACCATTGTTGCGACACAGGAACAAACAATCTTCTTTGATACTTTTAACAAGTTTCCACAGTCGAATCAGATTGGAATCACACTCAAATGCATCATCCTCTATTGGACGTTGTTCCCGAATACAATCATTAATCTGCTTCTTCAGTTTAGGAAGTTCTTTGTTGGAAACAAAAGTGCAGATGGTTGCCATTTGTTTTGCAAATGCACAAACCTCATCCACATCAAATGTATCAGCATCAAAAAGAATATAAGAGTGAGGTTGCACAAACTTGACATCATCAGTAGATGCAAGAATCAGATTACCCATTGGATAGGCAACAGCATCCTGAAG